GTCTAAGAACTCTGGTATAATTGAAATGTATGCTGATGTTAATGTGTAGCGTGTAAATAGTATAACGTGTCCAGCTTCATAGGTTAGCATTACTAAAAGGGCGTTTACTGAAAAAGACTTTCCAGAACCACGCCCACCACTCACAATAAAGTACCTACTATCGTTTTCAATAATAGGCATATATTTCTTTTTTACTTTAATCAACGAATTTTATTAAATCTCTAAAATTGATGTTTAAGCCTTCCGAACTATTGATGTCCATACTTTCTTTAGGCTTTCCGTAACGATAGCTTAAATAGGTCTGTAAGGCTCTCATATCGCCTTTAGCTACTAACTTGCCTAATGTTTCAATTGCTTCGTCTTTGTCTATTATATTGTCTAAGCGTTCTATTAGCTTTTGCTCTTGCTTTTTAGTTTTTCTTCCAGCACCTTCTCTTGCACCGCCATTGTTTTTTCTATTATCCATATTTGTAAAGATTGAAAAAAGATTGATTAATCAATTCACTAATATATAAACAAACTTATTTTTTTTTAGCACAGAACTGGGTTTTTAACTTGTCTTTTTAGTTTAGCACCCTCTATCTTTTGTGGTTGTATCTGTGGCTTTGTAGCTTTTATTAGCTTATCGTATGGCATAAGCCTTGTACTTATAAACTGCATAAGGTTTTCTGTTTCCCATTTCTTTAGTACTTCTGTTATTTCGTCTATTAGTAAAAGGTCTTGTGCTTTGACTTGCTTAGGTATTTTTTTAACCACCTTTTTCTTTCTTGGCATTTTGCACAAATCTACATTAAGCCTAAACTGTCTAACTATCTTGTTAAATATTACTTTGTCGCTGTGTGTTACTGTATTAAAAGTTCTGTTGTGATATAGTACGCAGTCGTGTGATATGCCTACCTTACTGCCTAATAATTGTAGTGTGTGTCCTACTTCCTTAGCAAGTTTACAATATACCTTTCTTGCATACGAGTATTGTCTTTGTCTTACTCTTTGTGTTATATCAAATCCGTAAAGGGTGTTTAGTTCTTTTATTAGTTCGTCTAAGTTCATATTAAAATAGTTCTGTTTGTTTTACATTTTGTTTTGTTATTACTCCTATCGCTGTTTCAAGTATTGTTTTACCAGCTTCATAATCTACTAAGTTCCTTGCCACCTTGTTCATAGCTTGTTCCCCTTTGTACTTTCTAAAATCGTAATCGTGAAAATCAGACAGAGCATCTATAAGGTTTTTCGTTCTGCTTAAGTCTGGATTGTACCTACTGCTTAGATTGTTTGGCAGTTTAAAGTTAGTCCAGTACAAGTGCCTATGTCTTTTATGTGCAGTTATCAAAGGCTCGTAAAAAGGTATAACATTCTCTACGACATACTTACCAGTAAAGTAATTATCTAAGAATATTATCTCTTGATACAATCGCATATCTGGGTACTTCATCTTGCGCTTAGTTTTCATTGAGATATTTATTCTGCTATGAGTTGGACAAGGTGGAGAACTCCAGATAAAATCAAACTCCTTATAGTGGTCTAATAAATACTGGTGTGCATCTGCTACTATTACTGTGTCTTGTGGGAAGCGTTCCTGGTATAGTCTTGCCAGTTCCTCATCCCACTCAACAGCAGTAACCTCAACGTCTGTTACTTCATCCCATTTATATCTATTACCACCTAAACAAGCGTATAAGTTTAGTATCTTCATACTTCTTCTTTCTTTTGTATAATGTATCCGTTTTCTTTTAGAAGTTCTATTGCTTCCTTTATTTTCTCTTGTTCCATTCTGTAAGTGCAGAATATTTCGTTATGTATTACCATTGTTCTTTGTTTAAGTTATAATCACTAAGGGGTGCTTCCCCATTTTCTTCTAATTCTTTTTGTAAGTTGGCTAAGGCTCTCCAAGCTACCTTAGCACTATGTCTTATTAAGTCTGTGTCTATCTCTCCAGCTTCCATTAAGTGTCTTGATAAAGCATCTAACTCATCGCCACTCTTTGACCTATCCCAATGTAAAGGCTTGTTAGGGTGGTGTTGCTGGTTGCCTATCCAAGATGTTTTAGCCACCTCTCTTATTGCATCTGGAAAGTATTTAAGTACTCCACTAAATACTGGCATTGTCTTTCTGTTTGTTTCTTTTAAGCCAAAATCTAACATTTCTTTATAATCAAAGTCATCATCATAAACCCCAGCTCTTTGTTCTTGGCACTCAAGTTCTTCTTGTTCTGTCATTGTGTAGGCGCTTTCTGTTCCGCTTATGTAATCAATCCTTTGACTTCTCTTTTTCATTGTCTTTGTCTATTATTAGTTTTAGTGCTTCTAACTTTACATACATTTGGGCAACTATGTTTTCAAGTCTAAGTATTCTTTGTATCTGTGTGTGTTTCTTTGCTTTCATTTATTCTGCTTTATTTAAAATGTAATGTAAAGTGCCTTTACTGCTTATGTTAAACTCTGCCATAGTTTTTTTGTAGGACTTTACTTTTTTATAAAAGTCTTTTACATTATTTGCATTGTATTTACGCCAGTATGAAGTTGCTAATTTAGCGTGTGCTATTCTATCTTGTTTGTTTCTATCCATAGCATTATCTTGCTGTGTACCTATCGCTATATTGTCAATAGAATTATCTAAGGGATTTCCATTTAGATGCCTACACACAATACCTTTTTTATAAATATCTTCTCCATACTTTTGATATGCTTGAAGCCTATGAACTAAACAATTTATATAACCATTTTTAATTCTAATTTTAATTTTATAATACCCATTACTTAAAGAGCCAACACGTTTTCCTTTTAACCCTATTAAATCTCCTTTTTCATTTACCCTATAACCTAAGTTGTATGCTGTTATTTCGTTTCTATTAAAGTTGCTCATTTTGTTTTTGTTTTTATGTTATTATTATAATTCCCCAGTTAAACAATAGTTATCTAAATCAGCACCCTCTATAAAGAACTTGTTGTATAAGTCAAGTGCTTTTTCTACTTTCTGTTCGCCTCTGTAATAAAATTCTTCTGAGCAGTTAAAGATGCCAATGTCTAAGCTGCCTTTGTCTAATACCAAGAACTGAAAGTTTTTGTATTCTTTGTTGAATAGATTACAATATAAATAGCATTGTACATCGTATCCGTACTTGTTAGCACTCCAGCTAAAGTCCTTTATATTTGTTGTGGTCTTGATGTCGCAAATTCTATTATCTCCTAACACATCAGCCTTGCCTCTGAATGGCATACCTAATACGTTGTCTATTGCTGGTATTTCAAACTCTGCTTTAGTAATTAGTTCCTTAGCGTGTTCGTTTCTGTAGAACGCATCTACAAGCCTTTCTGTTTCGCTTCTTTCCTTAGCGGTGTAAACAGTTCCAAACTCTGCCACAGCTTCTTTAAACTTCTTTGTGTTTCTACTTTGTACCTCTACAAACTTTTGAGAGGCAAACTTCTCTGGCTCAAGTATTGCCCAATGAAACAAAGCACCAGCTCTTAAAGCTGCGCTATCTCCACTCCCATACTTCAAGCTAAAGTTATACGTCTTAGGACTTGATAGAAGCTGTTTAAGGCTACTACTACTAAGCGCAAGGGTATTTAGTTCCCCATAGTAAAAAGTGTCATCTTCCATACGTTTAAGCAGTTCTGCTTTGTCGTAGTACTTATTGTCTAATAGTTTTATCTTATCCATAGTTTAATCTTTAATAAAAGCTATCCAATGAGTATTCATTTTTTTACCGCTTTTGTGTCCGTATAAAGGTTTTTTGTCTGTAAGTTTTAAAATTTCTTTTACTGGAAATTCAACATCATTCCATTTAAAGATAAGTGTTCCATTTGGTTTTAAAACTCTAAAGCACTCTTTAAAACCTTGCTTTAACATTTCTTGCCATTCTCCATCAAGAGAGCCATATTTTTTTATTATTTGTGGTGTTTTTGTTCTATTACCTTTATGAATGTGCGGTGGGTCGAAAACAATGTGCCAAAAAGAATTATCTGGCTGTTTTATGTCTGTAAAATCTCCTATAACATCTGGGTCTATAATATTTGTTTTTGTGCCACAAGGATAGGTGTCTATGTGAGTTTCTCTCCTTCTATCAAGGTATAAGGCTCTCTTATCTTGCTTGTCAAACCACATACCTTTGGGGCCGCAGCAAACATCTAATACTTTTTTATTTTCCATATTATTCAAGGTCATAGTTATAGCAATCACGACAGCAGTAGGTTTGTCCGTTTGTTTCTGTGTCGCACGTTCTACAATAAGTTATTTCGTCTGGTGTTTCCGAATAGTTCATATCTCGTATTGTTTTAGTTCTTGTTTTAGTTTTTGTATCTCTTTGTTTTTTTCGTTTCTTATGTGGTCTACTTTCTTGGTTAGTATCTCTACCTCTGTAATTAACTGACTTGAGAGTATCCCTATTTCTGTGATTGCTTTTACACAGTTCTTTAAATCTTTGTTGTTAGGTTTTTCTTCTTGCCAGTCAATAAGCTTCTCAATTAGAAACGAGTACCAAAGTCCGTATTGCTGCTTCCGTAGTAAGTCCATACTAACTCGCAGACCCAATTAAATAACCAAAAGCTACACAGAGTGCTAACATAAATATTACAGCACCTTGTAGTATTCTTTGTCTTTGGTTTTCTCTTTTAAGTTCTAAGGCATCAAGTTCTTTTTGTGTGTGTACCTCTATTCTGTTTTTGCGTGTTTCTATATGTAGTCCAGTTTTTGTCTTTTTCATAATCTTTGTTTTTTATTGTATGTTTATTATTATAGTTCTAATTTCCGATGCTCTGTTTTCCAGCTCTATCTTTTTTTCTTTGGTTAAAGATTTCTTGTAAGTGTCGTAATACAAGATAGCATCTATCTGTTTCAACTCTTTGCGTAAGTCGTCTAACTGCGTTCTCATTTGTTTGTGTTTACGTTCTGAATATAAGATAGTGCAGTCTGCTCGTTCATTCCGTAAGCTTGTACCATCATAGTTATCCAAGCCTTTTCTGTTTCTGTAAGTCTTTCCATTGTGTTTTGTTTTTTACAAATATATATAAAAATATTTATTATAAACAAATTATAAACAACTTATTTTTTAAAACCATTTAAATTTATTATAGAAGCTTGGCTTTCATCAATCAAATAACAAGGCTTTAGGACTTTCTTTTTTGTCCATAGCGTAGTATCTGGGCAGTACATATCTTGTTCTTTTAAGTCCTGGAGGCTGTTTAGCCAGAACATATAATTGCCTTTAGGGTCATTAACAAAGTACAAGGCTATTCTACCAGTATCAATTAACTTGTTGTACTTGTAAACCTCAAGCATTTTTTCTTTGTAGTATTTGTTTCTAAACTTAAACTCTATTACTACTTCTGCTCTATTGCCATTTTTTTCTGGTGCATAACCTATGGCGTCATAATGTTCAAAGCCTTTGCCGGTATGTGTTAAATCCCAACCATCAGCATTAAGCAATAGTATTACAGCTTTCTCCCACTTGTGTACATTCTTAATCATAAATCTTGTTTATGTCTGCAATCCATTGTACAAGTCTTTTAGGATTGCAACTGCAAGGCTCGTGATATTTGTGGTCGTAATACTTAGAGTGAAGCCTACACAATAGCTTATATTGTTCTTGTGATAGCTTACTCTTAACATCAGCTTTAAACTGCTTCCAATCTTTTTTGTCTATTTCTTCCATAAGTCTATATCGTTCCATTCTTCCCTACGCTTATCGCACCCGCAATCTTCCCCCCATATCTTTTTAACTATCTTACGTATTCCAGTATAATAAGTAATGTAGTAAACTAAATCTCCTAATCTCATAATAATTCATTTATTGGTAATATAATTCCTTTACTTGCCATATTATCTCCACCCTTTTTATCTCGCTTTGTGTTTATATATTTTCTGCATTTATTTTTTAAGTCCTTTGTTTTGATTATATACAATTTGTCTAAATAAATATAATATATCTCAGCTTTGGTTGCTGATATTCCACTTGGTTTACCATAGCAAGAATACTCTACATAAAAGTTACCAGTAACTTTGTATTGTGCATCGCTTTTAACCTCAACACCTATTTCTAATTCTGGAATAAATATATCCCAATCTAAGCAATAGCCATCTATTATATAAGCTTTAGGGTACTTCTGCTGAATATGCAATAAGGCTTTATTTTCATACTCTTTACCAGTATTTAAATCTTGCTGAAACTTACTAATCATATATTGTCTTTTATGTGTTTAAGTGCGTTTCTGTAAGTATTGTAGAGGCTGTAATAACTTATCTTTGTTTCTCTACTTAGTGATGCTACGCTTTGCCCAGAAGCTACTAAAGTAAATACTTTGCTGTCGTACCAGCGCATCTCTGCAAGTAGGTTGTCTATTTTAGTTTTATCCTTTGCATATTGTACCTCGTCTATTCCTAAGTCATCTATCTGCCTTACCTCTGCGTCTATGTCCTCTATGTATGTTTTTATCATTCGTGCCTCTTTCTTGTGTGTGTTTAAGTAAATACCCCGCAGAACTTTATAACAGTAGTAAGTATTAATGTCGTTATTGTACCATAGGTCTAAGCCTTTTTGTACATCACATATAAGCTGGATGTACATTTCTTGTACCACATCCTCAGCAAAGCTTGGCTTACACCCAAAGGATTTTACAATACCTATCCAGTTTTTGTGCTTATCGTAAGCAAGTTCTACTAATGATTTCATTAACCTAATTTCTCTTTAGTTGTTACAAAGTATTTTAAAGGGTCGTATATCTCTCCTACTACAAATGGCAGTCCTAACTCGTTTACGCTAAAGCTAAAGGTTTCAAACGCATAGCCTCTTGACCTTTTACACTTAACTGTAATGTTGTCTTTGTGTACTGAGTTAAGTTCTAATTGTATTTGGGTTTCTGCCTTTTTCTCTAAGAACGACCCTAAGTGTCCAGTGGGCTTCTCGCTTCCGTAATTGCTATGTATTACAGTGACTATATGACAATTAAACTTGGCACTCCACTCCATTATTTTCTGCACACATAAATTGCTTTCCTCTAAATTATTGACGTCCGAAACCATATCTGCAATTCCGTCTATGATAACTAAACCATTTTTGTCGCCGTTCTCTTTTAGTATGTGTTCTATAAATTCTATTCTTGTTTTGTAGTTTATTGTTCTTAGTGCATAGGTCTGATAGCATCCCACGTCTTGCACATTAGCCATATCTAAAACTCTTTTAAATACTCTTTGGCTGTGCCAGTGTCCTTGCTCTGTATCAAAATGAATTAAGCACTTGCCATCTCTATGCCCTCTGATGTTACCACCAAAGTTATTACCACCGCTTAAATATACTGAAGCTAATAATGAGGCAAAAAAGGTTTTCTTACTTTTGGGCGCGGCTTGTAAAAAAGAAAAATTGCCATAAGTTCCAATAGGTATAGGGAACGTAATATCTCCTTTTGTGGTTTGTATTGTTTTCTCTCCATAACTCAAAGCTGTTGGTGGGTACTCCATAACTTCGGTAATGTCAATAGTACACTCCTCTTTTATAAGTTCCATCAGCATAGCTTGAGTTGTTTCTTGTTCGGTCATTTATTATATGTTTGTTTTTGTTTTAGTAAAGGTATAAAAAAAAGGGGGTTAAAAACCCCCCCTTTAATTAAAATGGTAAATCTGCTTTCTCAGTTGCTGTAACTGGCTCTGCTTGTGGCTCTCTTTCTGCCAAGACAATATTGTTGTCAGTCCATAAGACCTTGCCATTGCCTAAGTATTGGCGTTGTTTCTTAGCCTCTCTTTCTTCTTTTGACTGTGCCACATATACGCTCGTATTGTTTCCGTATCGTGTTTCATCGTTTACAGCCATTGTAAGATTGACGTATACTGCGCCTTCCTTACCAGCAATAAATTTCTCCTTAGGGAGTTTATCTACTCTTAAATTAAAGTTTATTAATGCACTCATAGTTTATTTATTTTAGTTTATTTATTTGTTTATTTATATTAATCATAAGGTTTTGTATTCTGTTTTGGGTTTCTTAAAACTCTCGCTTTCATCCTCGCCAAACACACCTAACTCGTAGAAACCAGAAATTTTGAGGACGGCTCTACTCATTGCTCGTTTCTCTGCCATCTCAGCAACGTACCAAGAGTTAGTGTTTGAGTTTTTATAGTTATCGCCTTTTAATGCACTTCCAAAGGTTTCTATTGTTGCATCTCCTTTAGTAGCAGTAGCTTTAAATACAGCATAATTTGGCTCACATCTTATAACTTCATAATTTATTTGTATGTTAGCTTTTGCTTGTATAAGGTCTATCCCATTTCTACAGATAATTGTGTAATGCTGATGTTTAAAAAAATGTTCAGCTTTAAGGTCGTAAAGTTTATATAACTCTTTTAATCTATTTTTGTTCATTGTTCTGTGTTTAAGTGTTCTATTTCTATTATTTGTTCTAAGTATTTTACTCTTCTTTCTAATGCTTCAACTCTTGCATTTAAATAGTCTATTGTTGTTGGGGTCGCTGCTCGTTTAACATCTTCATAATGTGTCATCTTATAAATCTTTAAACATTACAAAAGGGTTGTCTACCCCTATAACAAATTTAATATCTAAAATAGTTCTGTATCTAAGATTGTGTATTACACTTTCTTCTTCTAAGTCATTAGAAATAGATGCAATAATATCTGGATATTTGAGATTAACTCTACCAAGTTCTTCAGAGTATTGAGGCTTAAGCCTATCAAGTAAGGAAATAATTTTATATGTCATTGTCTTTGTTTTAAGTTTCCCCAAAGCTACAAAAAAATATTTAATAAACAAAATGTAAACACTTAAGCAACAAAAAAACCACCCTTTAACAAGGTGGTTTAATTGGGCTGGTTAGCCACTAAACAAAAACATAGAATATATAGGCAAATATACTAAATACTTATTTAATTAGGTAATTTTTCAACTAAACTTTTATAGTGTTCTATAATTTCTATAAGTTCAAAATCTAATTGTTTTATAGTCTGTCTTGACTTTTGTAGCAACTCGTCTGCTTTATCATAGCCAAACTCTTTATTTAAGTTCTGTGCAAAAACATACTGCTGTCCGTACCGCATACAATTACAGCCATAGCATTGTGGTCTGCAATTATCTTCATCCCACCTAAGTATTCTTGAAGCTCTACTTATAAAGTGTCCGTTCTGCATTCCTTGACCTTTCCAATATGCTTTCTTGCTACAAGTAAAACATTTGACTATTCCGTCTTTGTCAGCATATTTTCTTCTTATATACTCACTAAACACAGTATCAAGTTTTTTTATAAGATTTTTACGAGATGGTTTTTTTGGCATAAGAATAGACCCCAGAAGTCATTATTTTATTATAACTGTTTTTGTTTCCCTTTCTTTATCTGTTTATGTTTCCCTAAATATATATCTATTTAAGCATACCATAATTTTATAATAAAAAGCTCAAAGTTATTAATTAAATTTAAGAAAAAAAAATAGAATATTACTTTTTCCAGTTCTTAGTAATTTTCTCAGCCGAACGCATACCAAAATAACCACCATAAACAAGTAGTAAAAGTGAAGAAAGTAAGTCAATCCAATTAGGGTCTATTTTAAAGCCTTCTAAAGAACTGTCTAATATTATGTATATAAATAGTGTAAGAGTTAAAAAGGCAAGTGTAAGCGGTCTTATATTGCGTGTAAGATAGCTGTCAGTAGCGTTGTCGCTTACCCACCGCTTTGTTGTTTCTTCTATTTCTTTGTTTTGTTGTTCGTGTATTAATTGCTGAAGTTTTATCTTGTCCTCTGTCGATATGTCGGACTTAGTTATTTCTTTGATTGCTTCGCTTGGAGATATAACGCCCTCAAGCACATTACCCAAAGCTGGGTTAATTACCTTTGCAGCACCAAGTAAAAGCTTTCCTACTGTTGTATCTTTAAACTTCTTTTTAGGCATTGTTGTTTTTTCTATAATCCCATCGTGCTTCTGTTCCTCTAATGTCTATGTGTGTAAAAGTGTCATATTTACCTAAACCACCACATTTTATAAAACCGCCTTGTTGTAGTTTGTCAATGGCATTTGCGACCTCATCTGGTGTAAAGTTTTTTACAACTATGTCTGCTGCATTGCCAAGTAGGTGTTGAGATTTTAATGTGCCGCCATTAATACCATTCCAAGCCTCACACCTATAAGCACTATTTATTTTTATAGGCTCTTGTAATTCATCCCTAACAATTTGTAGATTTTCTGCAAGTTCTTTAATGTTTCTA